GCCGAGCATCAGCAGCACCCGCCGCTGCACACGGGCCAGCTCAGTTATCGACTCTTCGCTGATCGTCGGCCCGAGCACCGCGTGGGCGAGCTCGTGCAGGATCGTCTCGAGCTTGGTGCCGCCCTTCAGGGTGTCGTCAATCAGAATCCGGGGCCGCTTCGCGTTGTCGAAAAACGTCCAGCCGGCGGCGTCGCCCTTCAGGGCGGTGAATCGGAGCAGCCACTTCTTGCCGTCGATGGTGACGTTGTGATCGTCTGGCACGGCTCGCCCTTTCCATGGTGACGGTAGCCGGGGCGTCAACCGGACGCAGGACCCCATTTGCCAATCGGGCAAGACTGATCAGCCCAAGAAAGTTTGGACAGGTACGCCTTTTTTCTTACGACCGGACAGCCACACTTGGTGCATGCGCCGTCCCGCAAGTGCTCGCAGCCCTGGCAGATCGAATACCGACGCGCTATCTCGTCGTCGCTGCACATTGGCATGCCGGCAGCAGCGTGCTGCACGGCGGAAGAGGCAAAGTTTCGGGCCTTCTGCAGCATCGACGGCGGCCTGGCCGTCCGAGGGTAGAACTGGCTCATCTCGTCAACAGTGATGGACTCGCCATCCTCGGAGATGATGCAGCCCCGCACCTCGTCTATCGTGTAGCCGCGCTCGCGGCAGCGTGCCAGAAATGCTGAACGGCGGCCGGTAATCATGGGAACTCGTTGCAGGGGTCGGCGGCCGGGTCGCAGTTCAAAGCGAATGAGAAGTTGGTGTAGAACAGCTGCCCCTCGAAGCCAGGGCAGGTATTCGTGTACTGCTCAGCGACGACGCCACCCAGCTGACAGTTCCTTGCGGTGCCGTCGTCACAGCACTCAGCGCACACTAGCTCAACGACCTTGTTGTAGGCTTCGCCGTCTTGCAACTCAGGGCCGCACAAGTCTCCGTAAAACGCGCTCACGGAGCACGGGCCGAACTCAAAAGACATCAGCGGCCCGGTATCTGGGTGCGTTAGCGTAAAGGTCGAGCCGTCTGCCTTCGTGACGGTCAACGTGAGCGTGCAGTTTGGAGGCGCTACGCAGCCCTCGCAGCGGACGCACTCGCCGAACCTACAGATGCAACCAGGCGAGCACTCTTGGTCGTTGATGCACGGCCCGCTGCACCTGCCAACGCACTCGCCCTGCGTGCATTTACAGTTCTGGGTGCAATCGCCATCGTCCGCACACTCACCAGCACACTCAACGCACTGGCTTTCCACGCAGTAGCAGTCTGGGTAGTTCCCCGTCTGCCCGCCGCCATTGCAGGCGGCGTTTTTGTCGCACGAGCCAGAGCACCGTCTGCAACAGCAGGCGGAACTTGTGCCAACCTGGCCGCCTCGCATGATTGGCTGGCCGTCTTGGAATGTGATGGATGTCATTGGCTAAGTCGTAGCGTACGCAACGCTGGTCATGCGGCCGTACTCGTCGCACACGTAGTGACGCTGTACCACGTCAGCGTAGCGCACGCAGTCTCGTTGGTTGTTACGTCCGCAGCAGAGTGGCCAAGCAGCTGCACAGCCCCAGCGGAATAGCCAGGTAACGTCGTGAGATCCACGCCCGCAATCGACATGCGGCACGTTTGCGACGTGTTGAGCACGCTGATCTCAAGCACGCTATTGGTGCCGTTCGCCCGGCCGAAGACAACGAACTGCGATGAGGCAGTGTCAGACGTGCTGCCGTCGGACGAGTTGCACCAGTTGTAGACGCTGGCCGTGGCCGTCGATCCTTGGAGCGTCACGGTCTTCCACGCCCCCTTAGACCACGAGCCGGTAAAGGTGCCAACCTTGAGCACCACTCCACCGCCCGGCAGCGGGTGATCAAACGATACTGCGGGCTGGCTGCGATCACCGGCCTCCACCGTGCGCACTACCTTGGCGATCCGCTGAGCGGCACCACGGGAGAACGAGACAAACGACTTGCCAGCCGCTTGGCCTGCGTTGTTGCTTGCCCCTTGGCTGCTCATGCGATCAGCCCTCGATAATGCTGACCACCAGCTGCGTGCCGGCCAGGTTGGACTGAGCGGCATACGAGCCAGCCGCCAGACGACCAACGGCAGCCTCGCCGCCCTTGAGCGAGACGCACGGAACGAGGGCACCGGCGGACAGCTGCCCAAACGAGACGGCCGCCGTAGCCACCGTGGAGAGGTTGCGTGCAAAGAAGAGCCCCACACTCGACATCGACGCCGTGCTGATCGCCACCGTGCCGGCAGCGTTTGTGCCAGGCGTGATCGTGACCGTGTTGACTCCGCTTGCACTGCAGTCGGCCGTGACGCCGCTGGCCACGAAGGCCTGGTTGAGAGCCCCACGGGCCAGTTGCGCGTTGATGTTCCATGTGAGGTCTGGCATTGCGGTAGCTCCTACTGCTGCGTCGGTGTGCCGAAATACTGCTGAAAGTTGATGGCCTTGTGAACACGGCGGACGAGGATGGTGGGGGCACCAGTGGAGATGGCACCGCCAGTGGTCAGTGGCTGCGGATTGCTGGACGGTACTTTGTCGCCGCTGTCCGTATCCACGACGTAGCACCGCTTCTTGGTGCCGCCCTCTAGGTAGTTCCAGCCAACATTGGGCAACTGAAGCGGCCAACCGTCAGGGCGGTACTCCAGCGTCACTTCGACTTGCCAGTACCGGATCTCGACTTCGTTGACCACCTCGACCGCTGGCGTGGCTGCGATTCCAGAGCACTTCCAGGTGTAGGGCTCGCCCCCCAGGTACGACCCAGAGTTGACGGCGTTCGTCACTGTCGTGGCCAGCCCGTAATCAAACGTGGCCCGATTGCCGCTGATGGAAGCCTGTAGCGTGCTGATGTCGGTCGTCGCGCCCTCGAAGAAGTCGTTGGCCGAGTTCTGGAGCACCTTCAACACGTCGCCCGTGTCGTAGTAGTACAGGGCCGGAACCTGCAGCCCGCCCGTTGACCACTTCCAGATGTCAGCCCGAGCGAGCGGGTTGGGATCGACGTTCTGCTGCTTCGGTAGCTCGTAGTCCCAGGTGACTTCATAGTGCCAACGTGAGCCGTTGTAGTTGCTGACGCTCGCGTTTAACGCCCGGCAGTAGCTCGCCTCCGGGTGCGGCGAGAGAAACGAAACGCCAGCGGCGTTGACGATGGCGGTCTGCGGCGTCGTTGGGCTGTCAACCTCAACAACCCACTTGCGCTGAAACACAGGCGGCTCGCCAAACTTGCGGCTGGCAGAGACGGTAGCGAGCTCGGTGGTGCTGACGATGCCCATTACGCAGCCGCTCCAAGAATGTCCACCTTCTCCTGCTGCAGCACTCGGAGCTCGGCACGGATCTCCTCGAGCTTCTGCGTCTGCTTGCGGTACTCGGCAATCGCCGGATCTTCGCGGCCGGTTGCCAGGGCGATGAACTGAGCCATGCCCTCGCTTGAGCGAACGTCGTTGGCCTTAAGGGCTTCGTTGGACTTGCCTCCGAGGGCGGCGGCACGCTCAGCGGTAATCTTGTCGATTTCCTCTTGCTTGCCGGCCATTTTCTCTTCGATGGGCTTGGCCTTCTTTGCAGCCTTCTCGGCGTCAGCAGCTTCTTTCTCTGCCTTTGCTTTGGCTGCAGAAGCCTCTCGAGCCGCCTTGGCATCTGCCTCTTTTTGAGCGCGCTGCCGTTCCCTTTCCGCCCGAGCCTCCGGGTCATTCATGCGGCGGCGAGCGCTATCGACTGCACGACTTGCTGGTCCGTCCGCGCCCTGCGCAGCGTTGCCGCCGAATACAGCACGCCCAGCAGCTGAGGCTGCATTAGACGCAGCGACTTCCATCTCTCGTGAGTTTTGTTGAGCCTGCCTCTCGGCGTTAGCCGCGAGGTCTTTCCCGAACTGCTCGAGGTCGCTTGAAACCCAAGAGCCAATGCCCTCGAGAAACTTGCCGAGCCCCATCGCAAGCACGTTGCCGGCAATCTGGAAAAGGTTGAACGCAGCCCGCAACGTCTCAGCCACAGCCGTAAACACATTGCCCACAAACTTGAACACAGAGCCGATTTCTTGCATCGTCGTGCCAAAGCCGTCAAAGCTTGCGACGGCGTTGTCAAAGATGCCGGCGAAATAGTCCGCAACATCAAGCAGGGCGTTTGAAATCGTGTCGGCAATGGTTCCGTTCTGGCCGCCGATGTTGTTCCACTCCTCCACAAACGCAAGAAAGTCATTGGCCAGCGACTCAACGACTGGAGCAAGGTTACCGACGACGGTCCCAATGATGCCGTCAAACGTCGCACGGACCATGTCCAGCGCGTCATTCATGCCGCCAATAGCTTCAACCTGATCCTCTCCAACGATGGCCCCAAGCCTTCGCATCCTCTCTTCTACTTCAGCCAGGTTCTGATTCATCAGCGGCAGAAGCTCGACGCCAGAACGGCCAAAGATTGCCACGGCAGCGGCAGCACGCTCGGCTGGAGTGGGCAGCGCGGCGATGGCCTGCTGAATAGCACGAAACTGCTCTTCAGGGTTCATCGCCATCAACTCGTCAACGCTCAGGCCAATACTCTCAAAAGCCTTAGCCTGCTCAACGCTGCCAGACGACGCCTGCCCAACAGCAATAGCGACCTTTTGGAGGGCTGCGGTAATGTCATCCACGCCGCTCAACTTGGCGGCCATCTGCAACGCCTGCAGCGACTCAACGCTGACGCCCAGCCGCTGGGCCAAGTCGTTTGTGGCATCCACGGCGGAAGCAACCGATGAGGCGTAATCCAAGGCTGTGTTGGCGGCGGACGTGAAGGCATTGGCAACCATGCCAATACCCTTGGCCACGACAGCCCCGATAGCAATGTTCTTCAGTACCGAAACGTCGCGTTTCGTCTGCTTGGCGGCGTCGCCGACTTTTTTGCACGCCTTAGCAGCCTCGTTTGCGCCCTTGGTCATGCCGCCAGCGCTCATGCTGGCCTGCATTACGAGTGCGAGTACTTTGCTCATGCGTCACCGCTTCAACTTGCTAAGTTCTGCCGCGATCTGCTCGGGTGTCATCGGCGGCCGGTCAATCGGTATGAAGTCATCTTCCTTTGGCGGCCTGCCCTTACTGTACGGGGCTAATGTTGCCGCAACGATTCGCGCCGTCTGTCTCCACTCGCCTCCCAAAGGGTTCACGAACCGATGAAACGCCAGCCACTGCTTGTACTCGGCAACGTCCATTCGCTGGCCGAGTTCCCGCAACGTCATGCCAAGGTGACCGGCCAGCAGCAGCGGGAACGCATCCAGCGGCCGGTCGACTAGTTTTTTCCGAGCTCCTCGATCTCCTTGTCGTCCAGGTCGTTGTGCCGCTGGGCGATCTTGAACAGCCTCGCCCCCACCTTGCCGCTGAGCTTCTTCAGCTGCTCGTTGGAAAACAGCGGCTTGCCGTCGGCGTCCACCAGGCACTTGCTCAAGTACCGCGTGCGGTACTCGTCAACGCCTTCGCCCTTGGAGCGTAGGCACTCGAGCTCCCAGGCCTGAAGATCGCCCAGTGGGAGCGTGCGAATCCACACGTCACACCGCCACTCTGGCACGTGCACTTTCACGGACTGAGTCTGATCGGCTGCCAAGATGTCGTCGGCGAGCGGCATTACGGTTTTGCTCCCAGCTTAAATATATAGGTGATGCGCTGCAGTTCTCCGACACTAGCAGTCCACGCAAGCGTCTGAAGGATCGCTTCAAAAGTAAACGAGGCGGATCCGTAAATAACCAGATCGCCCGACTCGCCGATATTGGCGAGTGAGAAGTTGCCGAAGTCCAGGCACGTCACCGTCACGGTGCCGTAATCAAAGTCGGCAGGCCGATAGATTTTGTCTCTCGTGGCCTGCGAGCGTGGCGTGATCTCGACAGAGTCGACCTGCACTCCATCGACGGAGACAGAAAGCACCTCTCCCAGATCGTCACCGCCGAACTGGACGTATGTGCCCTGCGAGTTAGTCGCCACGACGGCCTCCCGTCGGTTACGACTTCACCTTGAAGGTCAACGACTGCTTGACCAGTTCGCCAACGGCATACGACACGCTCGAGCTCGACACGGTGGCGGTGTACGTCGTGCTGGCAAAGGAAAGCACGCCCGACTGGCCGATTGCTACCGCCGTCGTGCCAAACGCCTCGCAACTGACCTCGTTATCAATCAGGGCCGGCGACTGATAGGTGCGGTTGGCACCGGACGCCAGGCCGAGGTGCGAGTTGTCGAGAAGATCGCCGCCGGGCGTGACCGTGACGCTCGTGACGGTGTACGTCGAGCCCGCGAAGGTGAACGTGTTGCCCTGCGAATCGGTGGCCATGCTGCAATACTCCTAGTGCGGCGGGGCAGTAGCCCCTACCCGTTTTCTAGGACATGAAGCGGACATCCTTGCAGTTACAGAAACTTGCCGAGAGACTGCATTTGGGCGGCACGCCTCGCACGGTCCTCAACGATCTTGCGGGCGTTTTCCAACGCTGCCGCCATTTCGCCAGACAGGCTGGCGGTGACAGAAGACCGCGTCGCCTCCCACGCTCTGGCGACAGGAGCCTGAGCCGTCATCTCGCCCAGGTGGATAGGAGTCTTGCTCTTTTTAAAGAACGCCTTCGGGTACTTCGGCGAAGTCACCACTCGTCCGTTGGCTCGTGCCTTTTTTGAGCCCGTGAGCCGGAACGGCCCTAGTTTGTTGAACGAACTTGCGATGTAGCCGCCCTGCTGTCGGACGGCCTGGGTTTGCTCCTTTAGCTCACGTGCTTGCTTGGCACCGACAGCCTTTCGCAGCTTCTTGTTCTCGGCCCTACTCGACCTGGCGTATGGCGTGCTGGCCTTGGTTTCGATCACTCGGTCCTCCGTTCCCTTCTCAAGAAAGAACTGGTGGAACCCACGGTCTGAGCCTTTTTTGACAGTTCCTCCGCTGGCCGACTTGCTCGGCTTAGTGCCAGCCTTTCGGTACCCAACCACCGCAACGCCGGTGCGGGTCTTTGGATAACGAACCGCCTTGACCATTGCCGCTCGAGCAAGGTTGCCTGTCGGCCCCTTTGGCGTCAGAGCCTTCAGCTTCACGAGGCATGGCTGCATGGCACGCTTTATCGCCGAGCCCATGCACGTGGCGGCTACGTTGCCGGGGATCTGCTTGAACGCCTCGGCGACTTCGTACGGTGCCGGCATCGACACCTTGAGCATGCTGCTCATCAAGTGGCCTCGTTGATGCGGAACTCAAACGTCTGGGCCACGTTGTAGTACGGAAGCATCTGGTCATCGGCCGGCATATCCACTCCATCGGCCTCGGTCTGAAGCGTGGTCCGCTGGATCGTCACGCCGGCCGTTGTGCCCGTCCAGCCATCCACGGCCAGGCGGACAGCACGAGCAATCGACTTCACCGACGTGTACGACGTGCCGTAGGTGGTCAGCTGCAGCGTCACCACGGGATTCCCGACGTTGCCAGTGAGCGACTGCGGGCGTTCAACGCCGGTTCGCTGAAACACCACGAGCGGCAGCGGCGTGCCGGTGGGGGCGATCAGCGGAAAAACCCGCTGGCCGATGAGCGACGACACGGCGGTCTGGCTCGTTAGACGCTGGAAAAGAAACGCTTCCGGTGCTTCTGGCAGGCTCATCCGTCAGCCCTCTTTTCCGTGCAGATGATCTCTTGGTGCCAAAGCCGGTCACGCTCCAGAATCTGGCCGATCTCGAGCACGCGGCTGCGGTAGACGAGCCGCATGGCACCCGTAAGCCCGCTCAGGTAGCGGATCTTCACGCGGTGCGTCATGAACCCAACCGTCTCGGCAAACCGCTCTGTCTCGCGGGCCGACAGCGACTCCACAGACGCCCAGACCGTGGCGAACGTAGACCACGCAAGTACCGTTTCGCCAACCTCGTTCTGAGTTTGAGTGGCTTGCTCAATCGTCACTCGCGTCCACATTTCGCCCGGCGAGAGTGCCATTAGCGGTAACTCCCCCAGCGGACCGTATCGAGCATGGCTTTGACGCCAAAGGGCACCTCGGACAACGCCGCCTCTTGGGCTGCGTCACGATTGCTCCAGAGGTGCGACACGATCATGAGAACAGCCGACTTCACCGTTGCAGGCACGCTCGTGCCGTCAGCCGAGTACCCTGCCCACCATGTGACGGTGACGCTGTTCTGATCCATCAGGTGCGTAGGCCACGTGCGGCCGTACAGCGGGCGGCACGCACCGGGTGTGGCCTGGCGGTCCACCCGGTACTCCGTGGCGTCTAGCGTGGCCGTGGTGCCGCTCACCGATGGCGTGTACGTGATCGTCACACTCGTGGCGGTCCCGGCCTGCACCATCGGCGGGCGCGGTAGCTCCACGTCCAACTGCGGCACCGTGCCTTGGCGGCCTTCGATGTTGTTGCCGTCGGCCTTCAGGCCAAACTGAACTGGGCTGCCGATGGCTCCATAGAACGAGTCGAGCCGCATCTGCCACTGCGTGTGGCAGAAGGTCCGGTCGCAGTAATCCTCTGCCCAGCGGGTGGCTGCGGTCACGAGATTACTGATCAGGGTATCGTCGTCGGTGTTGTCGATACGCAGGTGCAACTTGGCCTCGGCCAGCGTGACAGGATTGCTGGCAGGCTCAGTAGCACGCACTAGGCTCCGGTATCTCATCGCCGCTTTCTCCTGCGAGGTGCGTCAGCCGTCTCCACGTCACGCCTCTCGACAGTGGCCACCTCGAGCAGCTGCTGCTCCTCGACGTGCTCCAGGGCGTAGCCGTGCAGCACGAGGCTCCTGGCTGGTCCCTTGTCCATCGTGATCACGTCGCCACGCCGGTAGGCCTGGTAGGGCCGAATGAACCGGATCTGCGCCTGGTCGCTTCTCATACGCTCGCCTCCCCGTGTTCCGCGCTGCCCCATGCCTCAGCCGGCCGACGGCCGCCCTGGCTCCAGTAGTTCGACGGAGACTGATACACGGGCTTGAGATCCCGGCCCGGCCACGTGAACTTGAGCTCGGCGTGTCCAATGGCCACCTGCGGGGCGATGCCCAGCGTGTTGCCAGCGGCTTTGAACTGCCGCCAAAAGTGAATGTCGGGGTCCGTGCGTGTCGGCTCACCGGCCGGCGCGTCGCCCCAGTGCCCGTCTGGCCTGGGAGTGCCGAGAAACCACGGGGTAGGAGTTTTCTTGAGAGCCGTGGAGCGGATCAGCGTGCAGCCGAAGTGAGCGGTTTCCACGGGCTGCACAACGGCCTCAAACCACGAGTTCGGCAGCTGCACCATACCGATGGTGCTGCCATGGCCCTCGGGCGTGAACATGGGCACGCCCTCGTCTCGCTTCGTCTGCAGCGGAGCCACGGCGTCGTATCCTGAGATCATGGCCGCCGTCATCAGCCGCTGGATCGTGTCTGCTTCGTATACGGAATCAAAATCAACAACCAGAATCCAATCCGTGCGGTCGATCATGTCCATGAGCACGCGGTCCAGGCACTGCTCCCAGAAGGCCCCGGTGAACTTGGTTGGCCGGATACCGAGCGGAATCAGGCTCTGCATGGTGCAGAAGAAGTTGTCCTGAAAGCCGAGACGCGGCACGCTGAACGCCGCCTCGACTCGCAGATCGTGCTCAACCTGGCCGACACGGACTTTCAAGGGCGGGCTCCTCTGTAAACGCCAACGGGCGGCCGGGCGAACCCAGCCGCCCGCTTTGGGCGTTGTACTTGGCGTGTCCAGCGATCAGAGGCTGGCGACGTTGTTGACGCCGGACTCAGTCGCCGTGACGGCGTGGCTTTCGCCCTTGCTGAGCCGGGCGTTCGTCACGATCGCCACGGTGTTGCCGGGGCTGGTCACCACAGTCAGATACCGCTTGCGGCCACGCAGATCGACGTTGAACCGGGCAACAGCCCCGACGCTCGCGCCGGTCGTGCTGCCCGCGCCAGCCGTGATGGACAGGCCGGTCACATCCGCCTGGCCAGAGCCGCTGGCGTCCGATTCCTGCACCTTCAAAACGCTGGCGTAGCTCGAGGTGGCCGCCGTGAACGGCGAGAAGATCACGTCGATGCTGGCGTACTTGAAGCCGAGCGTGTCGATCTCGTGCGAGTGCGTAGCGGAAGCCGCAACGCTCGACGCTGCCTTGGTGACGCTCTTGTTGCCCGATGCGTGGTTCATGGATCAAGGTTCTCCGGGGAGGGTGTCAGGTTCAGGCCAGCTTGAGAGCCACGACCGGGCCAGCCTCGCTGGT